TATCAAGGTAAAATATATTCATATACTTATTCCATTCTTTAGTTTACATTCATAAATTATAGTTCGCCAATCACCATCAGTTGGCATCTCAGCATGTTTTAGTTGTGCCTCTGTACACTGTTCTATCTCGTCATGTGTAGACACAACTTGAGTCTTACAGTCATAAATACTCAAAGGTCCACATACAGTTAGAATTAGTAACCAAGTCACCTATTATCTCCAGAACCACCGATCTTACCACGATCTTTTCTGGATTGCAATTTGTCTACATTCGCCTGTGCAATCTCTTCTAGAGTCACCCCTAGATCATCTGCAAGTGCAGAGATGTACCATAGAACATCACCCAACTCTAGACCGACTCCTTCAAGTGATCTACCGTCACGTATATGTTTCTTAATCTTTTCTGCAACCTCGCCTGCTTCTCCACACAATCCTAATGTTGGATATGTTATTTTGCAGTCTTCTGGATAGACTGCGGTTGATCTTGCAAATTTCTGATATTCATCAAATGTCATTTTACTTCCCATCTATAAAATATGTGGTCTTGAATTTCCACCGTTTTAATCTTGGTCTTTGCCCATGCTGGTGTTACATAATCTGCATGGTAAAACAAAGCACCATCTGTTATATCAATAAAATCAAATTTATTATACACTATAGAAGTGGCTATTGTCAATAACCTTTCGTAAGTTTTTACGTCTTTTGGAACATCGCTCCTACCATCACACCACCACGAAAATTGACACCGATTCTTAATAGGATAAAACACCGCATCAAAAGGAGAGGGTGTTTGTCTGGTCTTCCAAGATTCTCTGGTGGGGCCTTGTTCAACCACCTCACAAATATCATTGGGAAATCTTTTGTCTTTAACTCTGTTAAGAACAACAGAGGATACCGCAAGTAGTCCAGCACTTCCTTGACCTCTTGCCTCATGATACATATTCAATGCAAGACATTGAGCATGTAATTCTTTTTGCAGTCTACCTTCTTCTTTGGTATCTGCATACGCTGGACTCAAAAATAGAAGTCCAGCGACTACAGTTTCAAATAATGTCATGTAATCTCCTTACATATATTTTGACCAAAAGTCGTTCCAACATTCGGACAACTCTGATTCTAAATCATCTGCACTTGATAATGCTAATGCACCACCTACATTCGGTGATTTCATCATCATTTCAACAAATTCAGTGACACATTCACATTCACCGATTTTATCATTAGCTTCTGACCAGAAGTTCTCTTCCATGTCCATTAACCAATCTTTAATCTTACTCATTATACATTCTCCATCATTTCATCATTAACATTACCAGTTTCTTCACACATTCTTACGAACAGTCCTAACTGGCGACCAAACGCATCAATCTCCCAAGGAAAGTCATAGTAGTTCATTTCAGACATATCGTATGTCTTTTTCATCCACCTAACTTTGTTGGGTTCAGCGTATTCATACATTTCATCTCTTACCCACTGTTTCACATGAACCATTTCATGGGCAAGGTTGATTAAAATGTCTCTTAAACTTATGGTAGAATCTAATACGATAGAATAGTCTCTAGGAGATTTCTCCCATTCGTTCCATTCATCCCATATACAAGAACCCTCTATTCCATCTGTTTTTAGTAGAGTTCTATTTAATTCAATTTTTATGGAAAGATTTTTCAACATCCTTTTACCCAGCAATCTCTCTGCATAATTCCATGCAGCTATCTCGCAGAGTTTTCTGACTTTTTTAGTTGAACCAGTGATTTCTAATAACATGACAATCCTTTCCGATTATGCTTAATAATAACACATACAATAAGGTTTGTCAACTAAAAAACGACTAAACAGAACCAACCGGCTCCAAATAGTGTTAACATAAACAGTGTTCCACCAACACCCTCAATGATTTTTTCTTTAGTAGTCATATTTATCTCCTAACCGTAGACGAAACTGAAATAACCCCAACAACCAAATAGGAACAGGGCTGAAATGAAAAGTGTAAAATATCCCATTATTATGCTCCTGTCCATCTAATTTCGTAACCACCATCAAGGACGTTACCTCTTGCGAAGTTTCTAGCAGGAGCAGCGTAACCAGCGGGTTTCAGAATATCACCTTTTTTGAACTTCTTATCACTTTCAGTGTTGACGATAAACGCTTTTACACCACCCTTTTTTGCAAAGACTTTGATGTATTTGGAACCCTTAGAATATGTAAGATTCTCACAATATTCCTTATACATTTTCTCTCTAATGGGGTCATTCGGTTCTCTATCCAATTTATTACCCCATCCAAGGTAATCCTCTTTCATGGCGTTAAGAAAGTCACTAATAGCGAACTCAATGGAATTTCTACCTTTTGCAACATAAATACTCATAATTTTTCTCTCTTTGTTTAACTTACTCTTAGACCATACCATAGGCCTAACAAAGAGTCAACAAGAATCTTCGCTATTATGTCGTTTTTTTCAATTTTAGGTAAAAGTGTTGCAAAAATGTCACACTATTCAGACTTTTCAAAGTCCTCTGCTGGAGCTCCACAAATGGGACAATCTTCTGTAGGTGGTTCACCATCATGAACATAACCGCAATCTGGACATATATAACTAGCCATTGGCAGGGCCCTCAGCTTGATGGTAAACATGTTGATCGTCAAGTTTGTAGTCATCATTCCAATTAAACGCTTCCTTAACTACATTTGCAGATAGACCTTTATACTTCTGGTGTAGTTTCTTATCCTTTGCAGTACAAAGTACCTCTGCTTCACCAGCAGACAAACCTTCCAACAATTGAACAAACATTTGTTCTCTCTTATGTCCTGTTAGGTTGTTTGCACCTTTAATGTAATGGTACAACTTCCTAGCTTCGGAAATCAACATAGTATGTTCTGTACCTTCTGGTGCCTCATTCTTTTCATAAGGCGGTGTTCCTTCGGGTAAATCCCATACAATAACAGGGTCAAATGATGCTTTAATAACCATTCTCAATGAATCGCTATTGTGTTTTCTAAGGATAGATACCTTTTTATCCTTAGTTTTCGCTTTCCCTACTTGATCCAAAATTTCATGGAATAGGGCTACATAATTATCAGGCATTTTAAAATTCTCCTATTGAATCTGTGAGGTCTCTCAACCTCTTTTCTATAAAGTAATTTAGTAGTTTACTACGATCACCTTCTGGCGCATCTTGGTATGCTTTAAGACACGCATGATATAATTCTGACGGACTCTTAGTAAGGTCTATCAAGGTCTCATTTCTTTGATGATTCCTTTCTACTTCTTGTGAAGGAAATCCTTCAAACAAAAACTTCTCAATCTTTTTCTTACCTAATGGCCTCTGTCGGATACCATCGGTAAATGTATGGTCAGGTGACAATACATTAGGGATACCATCACTAGCATCACCTTTAAGGATATGTTCTTTTAAATATTGTACAGGGTCTTCCCCATTAACAAACTTTTTAGTAATAGGACTATATTGGGTTACATTCGTATATTTGTGTAACTGTATAAAATCCTTATCACCAGAGAGTATTAAAGTCTTACCATTATCAAACTCTAACTCTAGACATAGGGCTGCGATAATATCATCTGCTTCTGCACCATGAACTTCTAGGTGTTTATAGGGGAAATAGTCTTTGAGTTCTTGTTTAATATCATTGAGACACTCAAATATTGCATCCCAATCTAGATTGGAACTTTCTCTAGTCTTTTTACGATTACATTTATATTGGGGGTAGTAGTCCCTTCTCCAATAATGTTTAGAATCGTAACATAACACTAATTCTCCAAACTCTTCATTAAATCGTGAGCGATACATTCTCATAGAATTAAGTATCATATGTCTCACCATACCACCGTCTGGTTTTATTGCCTTGTTCATATTCAAGTGCATCATAACACTTGCAAGACTAATCTGGTTCATATCAACTAATATCATTTGTTTTCCTTTGACACATGCATACAATCAAATTGTATTCTGTAGTATCCATTATTTTGGTGTACAGACCAATTCTTTCTACTAATCTTTTCTTCACACACTTCCTGTGTCATTGGGGTATTGTAAACATATTGATTACCTATGTACACCCAATTTCCTGTAACATTTTGACCCCACATAGAGAGGATCATTACAAATTCTTTCATATCATTTCCTAATCGTGGCGTTAAAACTCATCATCCTTCGTTCACCCTTAACACTAAATGGATAAACAAAATGTTTTAACCATGATGGGAATATCAAAAATTTCCCCACCTCTGGTTTGAATTTTACGCTATCGTTTCTAAAATTTTGTGTGTCTCCATATGCGAATTCAATCATACCCTTTGCTGGTGCATGATCGTCTAGGTCATCTAACATACCTTCGGGAACTTTGAGATATATTCCTGCTGAGAAATCAGCGGAATGGTGGTGGATAGGATTAAAATCACCAGCGTATTGACTGACTATCCAACTTTGTGTCAAATGTATATTCCCAACGGTAGGTTTATCTTTACCTATTAAATGAGTATAGACATGTGAACGGTTTTTGTCAAGGTTATATTCCAAATATTTTAGACAACCTTGTTTCATTATATCTTTAAGATAATCACCCTCTTCTTTATCACGAATAGGTAGTTGTATTTCTTTGTTTACCTTACCCACCAATCTATGCGAAAAATCCCATTGTTGACTTTTCTCTTCATCCGAAAGAACTTCATCAGCAATCTTGTTGACAATATCAACAAATTGTTTTGGAACCTCAGTCTCCATAATTGCTGGAGAAAATGGTTCATGAAACTTCGGGTGGATCTTCTTCATCATAATGTAACTCACTTATATACTTAGTCACCGCCAAAAGCCTGTCTTTATCAACATTACTATCTGGATTCTTTGGCAACTCATCCATAGGTTTTGTAATCAACTTAATAAAATCAGACATAGGATGTTGCAATCCTAATTCCCGATAAATTAACCCCTTTACACATTCAATGATAAATCCGACATCCCTAAGAAACTCTTCATCATCTACATTAAATTCATTTTCGTGTAGGATTTGTATTAACTGAACACAAGACTGCTCAGTAATATCCTCTGCATAGGTTTTAAGTTGTAGTCTTTCTCTTTCCTCTTCGCTTGGTAGCTTTACTTTCTTTCCCTTCGGAAGATCCTTCCAAGGGCCTTTTATTATTTGGGCGCTTTTTTCTTCGCTCATTTGAAAGTTCCTTATCCTCGTCAAACATTTCTTGTGTATATGTCCCAATGTCGGGATACCATACCCCAACATCTCTTTTAGGATTTCCATCCTTATCATACGCCATGGCGACACATCTATATTTGACTAGATGATTTTCATGTTCACCA